GGCGTTAGCAAAGCACTTCCTGGTGGTACATACACCGCGATTGTACAGGCTAACTGTATAGCGATCTAAAATCATGCGCTATATTATGTGCTTATTGTTAGTCCTGAGTGGGCCCGTTGCGGCCCATTCATGGACTCCCACCTACCCAGATCTCGAACCCTCATTTGTCGACGGAATCTACGTAGCCGAAATGGAGCTATGGAATTCTCGTGCCGATGTTAACTACTTTACTTTCGAAGTATTTGATGACGAATGGGCGCATGTCCCATGGGCAGCACAAGAAAGAAATGCTGCTATCAAATATTTAGAAAGGAAAAAGATAAATATATACATAAGACAGGGTGATTTACCTCGTGTAAGATATATTTGTTCTCGATCATTACACGTAAAGTCAAATGAGACGGCGAGTTTGGTTTCTTCTAGGATATGTTCTAAAATAAAATGAAAAGATTATTGACATTGCTGATACTATTTCCATGCTTTGCTTATGCTCAGTCGAATGGTATCAACCTGGCTATACCGAACTCTCCACAGAGTTTTCAGTCAGACAGAATAAGAGCTGGTGACCTAGAATGTTCAGCAGCAATTGGTTCATCAACGAACGTCGAGTTCGGTGTTGTTGGCATACTGAACCAAAACGATCCATATTATAATAATTTGGATCCAATGTACAATTTCCAACAAGATGATTTTATGAGAGATATAGGTGTATACGGTAGAATTACGATTCCAATCGGCGCACCAAAAGAACGACTCAATTGTAATGTATTATATAAACTCGAGTTAGAAAAGAAACGACTCGAAGTTCTGAAGTTACAACGCGAGATACAAAACCTTCGGAACTTGCAGTTTGAAGCTCCGGCGGCACCAAGCGTAATGGCAGGTAATACAGATAAGGAATAATCATAATGGTAGAAATAGCAGCCGCGTTGTCGATGGCTGGTTCTGCTTTTAATATGATTAAAGGAGCGATTGAGAAAGGACAAGAAGTCCAGGATATGTATGATGTTTTTGCAAAATTCTTTGATGCGAAAGAAACACTAGCAGAAGCCAATCAACATGCAACAAACCCATCGATGGTGGGCAAATTATTTGGTGGTAATAGTGTAGAGGCACAGGCACTACAAGTTACCGCAGCTCGTCATAAAATAAAACAATTAGAAAAAGAACTTTACGAATTTCTTCTATATACTGGTCAACAGCAGTTTTATGAAGATATGATGAAAGAGCGCAGACTTATTCGTCAGCAGAGAATTATAGCTGCAGAGAAAGCAGCCCGTAAAAAAGCATTTTATATTGATATAGCAGCTGTGATGGGTTTCTTTATATTTTGCGGTGTATTAATTGCTGGCTTTGTGAGTATACTATGAAGTGGTATACGATTTACGATAAGCACGGAGCTATTATCATCAGAACAACAGATCGAAAACTAGCAGAGAAGGCAAAGAAAGATGGCAGAATTTGAATTTGCTGGCATGACATTCAAAGGCGGTAAGATGTTTATCGTGTTGACAGCATTATCAACCCTTGGTGGTGGTGCGTGGGGAGCATTCGAATTTTATAATGACTACCGTAATATGAAGGCTCAGATTGAGGAGTACGTGGCTCCTGATATGTCACATATTGAACAAGAGTTAGCAGTCCAGTTAGAAACAATGAATACACTCAGTGATATGTTGGATCAGCTAGAGAAGCAGATCGAATTGACTGATGATAGACTTACTCAAGATATGGATAAAGTCGAGGCCCTAGCTAGACGTGTAGATGATCAGACTAATAGCACACAGCGCGAGTTACGTGATGATGTGTATGGTATTGAGTCTAAAGTAAACGAGCGCATGAGAACGTTAGATGCTGACCTACGTCAGACGAGAAAGGATCTCGAAGAGAAGATTCAGATTATACTTGATAATCCGCTGAATAATTAAACGAAAGGCGGACCAACGAACCAGCAGACTAATGACTTACGATTGCCAGATTCTAGTTTCGAAACACGATGATAGCAATCAGATGAAAATATAACTGCATTTCCTTTTTTACAATCTGCAATTCCTGGTCCGTATCGATTGATTCTCATATACATTTCTGACGGTGGTCTGGCATATGTATTTTCTATTTCAAAATAACCACCTGTCCATTCAGTGGGATCATTAAGAAAGATACTCATACTCATCTTCCTTACTTTACCAGCCCATCGGTGTGGTTGGCCATTGGCATCTAATTCAGGATATGGTTCTTGGTGAGAATCGATGTGCCAATCATACCACTCTCCCATTCCATTGTATTCAGTGTATTGAAAGTTTTCTCGATCATCGATTAACCAATGATCTAGTTTCATAATTTCTTTGACGCCATTAAATTGACGATCTACGATTTGATAAATTTGGCCTACTTCATCTGTAATTCCAGCGCTCTCTGCATTTTCTTCTGTAAACCAAACAACATCACATAAGCGTGAAGCTTTATGTACATTCGTATCTTTATTAGATAATCCGCCTCTCTGCCGCATTTGAATTTTATCAGCAAGCTCAATGATTTCATCACATTGATCATGAGTCAAAAAATTTCTTGACAATGCCCATTTACTTGGATGCATTAGAATTCCTTTAGTTTACCTTTATGATATAGATCAAAGAATTTACGAGTCATTGGTTGCCAATCTTCAAGCGCTTCGTTAAACACTATTGAACCTTCACCGCCATTAACAGCCATAAGAATTACGATACGTTCAATATCCATATCATAGTGTTCTTTGACCATTGTAGCATACGCAGCACCTTGCATAAAGTACGATTTAATCTCGTCTTTAGATTTCCAACGCTTAGATGTTTTAAAGTCTAGAATGGTGTTTTTGCCGTCGTAGCGACAAATAAGATCAGTCGTACCGGCCGTTTTTAATTCGTCCGAATACATTTGCAGTTCCACTCCGTAGATCTCGTCCACGAATTTGTCGAGATAAGGTTGGATGGTTCTGAAAGTGTTTAGCGCAATCGGATTCGCGTCTTCTTTCATCTGATTCAGAATATAGTCCTCGGCAATTTGGTGCACTGCAGTACCTGCGCGCGAGGCCTGTGTTGAGATCTTGTTGGCAGTCTCCGCGCCCACACGTTTTCGCCATTCCCATATCTTCTTCCTCGATAATGCACCAAGGGCTGACGTTACTGATGGATACTTTTCTCCACTTCCAGTAACGTACAGCCGCTTGCCGTCCTCGTTGATTCTTTTTAGGGTTTTGGGCTCAAATAATTTAAGCGCAAAGTCCGAGCTCTTCTCTTGCAATGATATACTCCTTCACCAGACATGATCTAACAATATCGTTAGAATGGAATTCGATGTGTTCGAATCCGCTGAGTCTGTCAATTATCTTCATAAAGTCTAAGAGACCTTGTCTCTCTTGTTGTTTAGTTAAATCACTTTGACGGAAATCACCGCAAAAGATCAATCTCGCATTGTCACCGATTCGTGTAATAAGTGAATCGAGTTCATGGAAGTTCATATTATTCACTTCGTCTACTATGACAATAGTATTATCCATTGTACAGCCTCTGACGAAAGAAGTACACATAAATTTGACTAATTGTTTCTCTTTCAGGATATCGTATGCGTCACCTCGTTTGAACAGCTCGTTACAGATTGCTCGATAAGGTTCTTCATATACTGATAGCTTTTCGTCTTCATTACCCGGAAGGAAGCCGATATCTCTGGTTGGTACTGCAGATCTTACGACAGTGATGTCATAGAATTCGCAGTCGGGGTTATTGAAAAGTTCGGACAGTGCCAAATAAAATGAAATAAAGGTTTTACCTGTACCTGCCATTCCATGAAGTAGTAAGTGGTCTCCTGAGTCGAATGCATCAAACGTCAGTTGTTGTGCAAAAGTTTTCGGAAAGATTGGCTGAAGTTTCATGCCTCTCTGTGGTACGTGTTCGTTCGAATCTAAAATACCGTTCTTTCTCAGCGAACGACGCTGTCTCTTCGAAAGTGCCATATAACCTACTCTTTTTTTGTTGTTATACTTACGGGTTAGAATGTCTCGATTGTGTTGCCCCTCCCTGAGGCCTTCTTGATTGATTTCAGAACATCACGAAAGCCAGCGTCAGGTCTTACGTTGACGCCAGTAACAATACTTGTCTTATTCGTCGTGATTACACGAGTTAGATGCGGGTGCCTAGAAGTGAAGTCATCCATTTCGGAGATCTTGTGCAGATGGTCTTCGTACTCACCGGTTTCATTATTTAAATATGTGTATGTCGGCATGTTTTATTTATAATCTTCTACTTCTAACAGAGCTTCTAAATCATTAGAACGGAGAACATTTTTTAAATATTTTTCTTCTTTATGCTCGCGATACTCATGAATGAATTGCTTATCACCATCTTCGAACTTGCGTTCTTCTTTACGGTAATTACTTTCTCGTTTTGACTTACTCATACTTGAACCTTCCTGGGAATGCTTCTTCTACTAACTTCGAAGTAATGCCTTTATATGGCAACTTCTTCTCTTTCACACCGAGCATTAGGTTAGCATCCTCAGGATGAATACTTTCTAACATCTCAATGAATACACGTTCGCGCTTAATCTGATGAATATTCGCGCTACGTTGATTCTTAGTAAAGATATACATTTTACGGACTTCTTGATATAGACCGCCTGTATTATCAATCATATCATCAGGAGTATTAAATGGCGGATCTCCGTCGGGTAATTGAAAGACGACACGTACATCGCATACAGCCTCTAAGATTTGCATAAAAGTATTATTGCTTTCATATTCCTTTAGCTTTGCGATCTTATTCTTTCTGCCTGTTGTCTTCTCAATTTCTTTGAAGATATCGCTAATTAACTTTGCCATTTAAAACTCCGAAATACATTCAGTTAGGTTCTTAAGTTTATACTTAATAAAATAGTTGAACAGCTTTGCTCGAGTCTTATTGCTTTGCTCTGACATTTGCTGTAAGGTTTCTTGTTTGATTTCTGCAGGTACACGATCTAAATCGATCATCATGCGATTACGATGATAGTTATGTGCCAATTCTTCTGGTATTTGTTGCAATAGTTCATCAATACGCTTTGCTCTGAGAGGTCGTTGGCGTGCATTGGCTACGAACGTATCATCAGAACTAAGTACATTAGG